GCGAACCGCACCGGGCAGAACCGAAGCCAACGCCCGACTGCTCGCCGCAGCGCCCGAGCTGCTGGAGGCGCTGAAATCCATGTGCGAAGGCTTCAAGCCTCTCAAGGATGCAGATTTCCCCGCGCTAGCCAAAGCACGCGCGGCCATCGCCAAAGCGGAGGGCAAGCCATGAGCGAGCCGTTCGGCTACTTCAGGGCCGAGCCCTTCGGCTGGACAGACTGCGGGCCAGATGACGATGGAGCTAAAGCCCTGTACGAGTGGCCCGCCGACACTCAGCTCACAGATGCCGCGCCCGAGCTGCTGGACGCTCTGAAAGGCTTAATTGACCTTGCCGGCCCGTCATGTGTTGGCGCTTGGGACGTTGCCCGCGCAGCCATCGCCAAAGCGGAGGGCAAGCCATGACCACAAAAACCCTCTTTCGCTGGGAGCAAGACGGCAACGGCGGCGAGCACGGCACCGCTGTTTATTTCCCCGGCATGTCGCACGAAGTCACCGTGACGCTGCCCAGCTTTGAGCAAGCGCACATGCTGCAAATTCGCATTGACGCTGCTCTTGATTACGCCCGCTTTGATGCACGGCGTGGGCTGATCAATGAGATTGCGAGGATTCAGCCATGACCAAGATCGAAACAATCATGGCGCTGGCCGACGAATACGCCAGCTCACTCCTTGAGTGGCACATGATCTATCGCGTTGAGACGTGGCATGCCCGCGAGAAAACCAACGCGGCCAAGCAGCAAAAAGAGGCTGACCGAGAAGCCCTGCGCACCGCCATCGAGCAGGCGCTCAAGGAGGCTGCTGAATGATGCCGCTGCCATATGACTACGCCCGGTGCAGTCCCGTCTTCTCCGGCCCGGAATGCACCAACTGCGCCCGGTGGGTGCAGCATCCACAGCAAGTATGGGGGCCGCGCACACCATTGACCACGTGCGACTTTTCCGGCGACGAAAGTTGCCGACGCATCGAAATCAAGGGGGTCGAATGACCAGCAGCTACGAACGCATTGCCATCGCGCTACTCGCTGGCAACCCAAGACCGGCGCGCATCGCACGGTTTATCAGCGGCAAGCTGCTACGCGGCACGGCCAGCTTGCACCGCACGGCGCAGAGTCGGCGCTGGCGGCTGTTTTGGCGGCTCAAAGCGATGCGCAGGGTGACGGCATGACCCGCAACGCCGAGATCATCCGCGCCGTGCTGCGATCCAAAGAGCACGAGGAAGGGCGCACCTTGCCCGAGATCGCGGAGATCGCCGGTCAAGCGGAGAGTCAGATACACCGGGCGGCCAAGCGCATGCCCGACCTTTACAAAGATCGCTGGGAAACCCGCGTCAACAGCGCTGGCGCTCAGTACCACGTTGCGGTCTACTGCGTCGTGGTGCCCCCCGAGGACGCGCCTCGCCCGCCGCGCAAGGAGCGCCAGCTGCGCACCGGCAAATTTTCCCAGCTACCCGAGGTCCCCACGGAACTCAAAACCCCAACCTTTTTAGGACACGTATGATCCTCGCCGACATTGAACTCTGGCACCGCAAAGCCAGGCCAAAACCCACCGCCGAGAACTTCAACGTGCAGCTGGGGTGTCACATGGAGGAGATCGCTGAGATGCTGGTGACCCTGACAGGCGAAACGCACCTCGCGCAAGAAGCCTTGGCAGAAGCACGCGCCGCTGTCGAGGCGCTGTCTCGGTTACTCAAAACGCACCAGGTTGCGGCGCGCATCAAAGACCGCGAAGCCTTCCTAGATTCCCTGGTTGACCAGATCGTCACCGCCGTCGGCGTGGGCTGGTGTGCCGGCATGCAGACTGTCATGGCGTGCAGCGAAGGCAACGACAGCAACTGGTCCAAGTTCGTGAACGAGCAGCCCGTGTTCAACGAGCACGGCAAGATCACCAAGGGGCCCGACTACGCCCCACCCAATCTGAAAGGTTTGTACTGATGGACCTCGTCGTACTTGACTTCGAGACTTTCTGGGACACGGACCACACCCTGTCCAAGATGCTGCCCATGGCCTACGTCATGTCGCCCAAGACCCAGCTGATCTCCCTGGCGATCAAGGTCAACCACCACCCAACCGACGTGTTCTTCGGCGAAAAAGCCATCCAGCACGCGGTCAACAGCCTGGACTGGTCCAACCGGATGGTGGTGGCCCACAACATGAGCGGCTTCGACGCCATGATCTGCGCCTGGCGCCTCGGCATCAAACCCAAAATGTGGGGGTGCACCTTGGCCATGGCCCGCCCCCTGCACAGCAAAACCTGCGGCAACAGCCTGGGCAAACTGGTCGAGCACTACGCCCTGGGGACCAAAGACCAAACCGCGCTCCTGCAAACCAAGGGGCGGCGCCTGGAGGCGTTCACCGCGTCTGAGGTCGACGCCATGGCCCGCTACAACCGGGCCGACGTGGAGCAATGCTACGCACTGTTCCACAAGCTCAAGGCGCACTACAACGCCAAGGAGCTGTGGCAGATCGACGCCACCATCCGCATGCTGGTCGAGCCGCGGTTCCTGGTCAACCACACCCTGCTGGAGACCGCGTTGTCCGTCGAGCGCGACCACAAACGCAGGGCCATCCTGACCCTGGCGCGGCACCTGAAAACCCGCGGGGGGCAGAGCGAGGCCGTCACCCAGGCGGCCACCATCGAGCAGCTGGAAGAAGCGGTGCGCTCCGAGCTGGCCAGCGCGCCAAAGTTCGCTGCGCTGCTGCGCGCCCAGGGGGTCGAGGTGCCCATGAAACCCTCCCCCACCAACCCAGAGAAAGACGTACCTGCCCTGGCCAAGACCGACGAAGCGTTCATCGCCCTCCAGGAGCACGAGAACGAGGTCATCGCCGCGGCCGCCCGTGCCCGGCTGGCGGTCAAGTCCACGCTGCTGGAGACGCGCATCGGCGCGTTCCTGGAAGCCTGCGACGCCACTGAGGGGTACCTACCCGTGCCGCTAAGCTACTGCGGCGCTGACACCACCGGGCGCTGGTCGGGCTGGGCGTACAACCCGCAGAACCTGAGCCGTATCGACCCGAAGAAACCCAAGGTCAGCGACGCCTTGCGCAACTGCATGCGGGCCCCCGCCGGGTACAAGGTCATCGTGGCCGACCTGTCGGGTATCGAGCTGCGGGTCAACCACTTCCTGTGGAACGTCCCGTCGTCCATGGCGCTGTTCCGCGCAGACCCCGAGAAGGCCGACCTCTACAAAGAGTTCGCGTCCACGCTCTACAACGTGGCCGTGGCCGACGTGGACAAGGGGCAGCGCCAGGTGGGCAAGGTCGCACACCTGGGCCTTGGCTTCGGTGCGGGGCCCCCGACGTTTCAGAAAGTCGCGCGACTCATGGCGGGCATCGATATGAGCGAAGGCGAGGCGATCAACGTGGTCGGCAAGTGGCGCGAGGAATACGCCCAGATCGTTCGCGGCTGGCGCACTTGCCATGCGGCCCTGCCGCACATCTACAGCGGCACCAAGACGCAGATCGACGACTGGGGGCTGTGCTCCACGGGGGCCGAGGGTATCACCTTGCCCAGCGGGCGCGTCATCCGATACCCCGGGCTGCACCAGGAGCGCGACGCCAACGGCAAGCAAGAGTGGTGGTACGGTGCCGGCCGGCACCGGGCGCGCATCTACGCCGGGAAGATCACCGAGAACATTGTCCAGGCCCTGGCCCGAGACGTGATCGCCGACAACGCGGTCGACTTCTTCAAGGCCAGCAAGCTGCGCCCCGCCCTCATGGTGCACGACGAGCTGGTGTATGTGGTTCCCGAGAAAGACGCCCAGCCAGCGCTGGACACCCTGCAAGCCCTCATGCGCAAACCCCCCAGGTGGTGGCCCGAGCTGGTCACCTGGTCTGAGGGGGACATCGCCGACACCTACGGAGCCGCCAAGTGAGTACCGCACGTCGGGTGGTCAATGAAGCCGAAAACAAGGGGTACAGTTAGTGTAATATATGTTACTACTTAGGAGGTAACATGGACAAACAAGCGCTACTGTTAGCCATCAACCGGCTCATCAACCACCCGAAAGCCCGGGAATTCTACGACACCGTCCAGGTGGCCGCATCGCTCCCCGCGCACCTCAAGTTGACCCTGCTGCCGGAAGCCGCTGAGCTGGCCCCGCTGGTGGAGCTGCTGCGGGATGACAAGGAGGCATTCGGTGCTGTGATGGAGCTGGTGGACCGCAAACGGGCAGCGCTTGGTAGCCCAGGACTCCACAAGCCAGCCGAGACCGGGTTCGACAAAGCCGAGTACCAGCGGGCCTTCATGGCCAACAAGCGCATCCGTGAGCGCCGTGCTGCTGAGCTGGAGAACGCCGTGCGCCCCGGGCGAGACCAGCTGATCGGCAATGCCCGCCTGGAGTTCATGCGCGTGCAGAGCGCCCGCTGGAAAGCCAAGCGAGACCAGCTGGTCGAAGCCGCCCGCGCGGCCAACGGCAAGCCACTGAGCAAAGAGCAGCTGCGCCAGGTGCTCCACAGCTTCTGGGAGTCCGTGGACGCTGAGCTGGACGAGATCGAAGTCAACAACCGCCGCCGCATGCTGGGCGCGTAAAAAAGCCCCCCGGAGTTACCCGAGGGGCCAACCACTTTCGTGGGGGGAGACAACAGCGGAGACAAAGCCGCGTTATTATTTTGCCACAACAGCAGTAAGCGTGTAAGCGCGTAAAATCACACTACCATGAATAAAGACAACCCACCCAGCGCGCTCAGCGTCCAGGTCGCCGGCGACCACTACAAGACCCTCAAGATTCAGCCCGTGGAGTACATCCACGCCAACAACATCGGGTACTTCGAGGGCAACGTGATCAAGTACATCACCCGCTGGCGCAGCAAAGGTGGCAACGCCGACCTACTCAAGGCCCAACACTACATCGAGCTGCTGCTGGAGATGGAGTCGCGCAGTGAGTAAACCCCCCGCAGTCGTCCCCTGGAGCTACTCCAGTTTGTCGGCCTACGAAACGTGCCCACGCCGTTTCGAGATCACTCGCCTGTCCAAGAAAGTGGTGGAGGGGCAGAGCGCCGCCATGTTGCATGGCAACGAGGTTCACAAAGCCTTGGAGCTGGCCACCCTGGGCTCCAAACCCCTGCCCGAGAAGTACGGTCAGTACCAGCCGATCGTGGACAAGGTCACCTCGCGCCCGGGCAAGCGCCTGGTCGAGTTCAAGTTCGGGCTCACCAAGAACCTACAACCCACCGAGTTCTTCGGCAAGGATGTCTGGGTGCGCGGCGTGATCGACTTCGCTCTACTTGGCACAAAAACTGCTATGTGCTGCGATTGGAAAACTGGCAAGCCCAAACCCGACGCGGACCAGCTCAAGCTGTTCGCCGGGGTCATGTTGCGCAGCTACCCCTACCTCACCGAGGTACGCACCGGCTACGTGTGGCTGGGCCACAACCAGATCACCGCCGAGACCTTCCGCCAGGAGCAAGCCCCTGAAATCTGGGGCGACTTCGCCGTCCGGGTTCACCGCATGGAGAACTCGCTCAAGAACAACGACTTCCCGCCGCGGCCGTCCGGCCTGTGTGGTTGGTGCCCGGTCGGCAAGGAACACTGCGAATTTTGGAAGGGTAATGCAGGTAAATGAGATACCGCAGGGGGGGCGTGTGTAATATACAGCTAACAACCAAGGAGCTTTCTTGATCGACGAGATGACTAACAGTGCACTGATCGCGCATGTGATTGACAGTGAAGACGCATCGGAGATGGAGCGCGAACTCGCTCACAGGCTCTCCGTGGCGGTCGAGGAAATCGAGACCATCGTCGAGGACTTGCAACGCCTGAAAGCCCAGTATGGCGATGGGGCCTGAGGAGCGGGTCAAAGCCGCAGTGAAGAAGTACCTCGCGTCCCAGGGCGCCTGGTACTGCATGCCGATCGGCACGGGCTGGGGACGCTCAGGCACCCCCGACTTCCTGGTGGCCTGGCGCGGGCGCTTCATCGCCATCGAGACCAAAGCCCCTGGCAAAATCAAGAACACCACCACCATGCAAGAACGTGAGATCGCCGAGATCAACGCTGCCGGCGCGGTTGCCGTGGTGATCGACGACGTTAGCCAGTTAGCCCATATTTTTGAGGAGCAGTGAGATGCCCAAGTCATCCCCCGCCAAACTGGCCTACATGGCCGAGCGGCAGAAAGCCCCGGCCGAAGTCGCCAAGCGCGTCGCCCGCAACAAGGTCCGCAGAGAAGCCATCGCTGAGGGCACGGTCAAACGCGGCGACGGTAAAGAGATCGACCACAAGAAGATGCTGGATCAGGGCGGCAGCACCGCCAAGTCCAACACCCGCGTCGTGGACGCCAAAGACAACCGCGCCTGGCGGGCCAAAGCCCCCGGCGCGTACACCAAGAAATCATGACCCCCACCGAGATCAAACTCCTCGCCGTGCTCAAGGCCCCCGCTGTGCCGCTGGCCGAAGTGTGTGACCGGTACCTGGGCCTGGGTGCCACCGAGGCGGCGCGGCAAGCTGCGCTGCACCTGCTCCCCTTCCCGGCGTTCCGGCTCAACGAGTCCCGCAAAGCCCCACTCATGGTCAGCGTGACCGACCTGGCCCGGCACATTGATGCCCAACACGAGTGTGCCAAACGCTCATGGACCAATTCCCAGGTGTGACAAGCAGCGCTGCCCGTCACACCGATGGCGGGTTCTCAGTGTGACACGATCATTTTTTCATAGGAGAGTAAACCCAATCCATCATCGGCGCAATAGAGAGGCGCCACCGGGGGCTCTCCTCTACAGCGGGGTATTTCAAGTCAGACATAAAACGGTATTTCAGGGTATTTCAAGACTTCAGGTGTGACATAAAATGTGACCGAGCCCCCTTGGCACACCGGCCATGTCACACCAGGAGAACAACATGTCAACCATCAGACAACGAGGCGATAAATGGCAAGCAATGATACGAATCAAGAAGGACGGAGCGATTGTCCACCAGGAGAGCAAGACGTTCGACACCGAGCGGCTGGCGCGGGACTGGGCCCACCGGGTCGAGCAGCGCTTGTCTCAGAAGGGGTTGCCCCAGCGCAGCCTGGAGATAGAGACCCTGGCGGGCCTGCTGAGCAAATACGCCAAGCTGCGCGATGGGATCAAGCCGTTGCGGCGGTCGGCCCTCGGGGAACTGGAACAGCTCGCCTTGGCGTTTGGGTCTCAAAAGTTGTCCGGTGTTACCTCCGAGACATTCACCAAGTTCGCGCTGGCCCGCCATAAAGCGGGCACCGGCCCCGCCACCATCCAGCACAACCTGGCCACCATGCGCTCGGTGCTCAACAGCGCCAAGTCCATGTTCGGCCTGGAGATCGACGGCACCTTGGTGTCCGAGGCCATGCAGACCCTGGGTCGCATCGGCATCACTGCCAAGAGCCAGGTGCGCACCCGCCGGGTGAGCGACGCCGAGCTGGAGCGGCTGACCAAAGAATTCGAGCGCATCGCTCACAACCCCTCCACGGAGATACCCATGGCCACCATCGTCAACCTGAGCGTGGCGCTGCCCCGGCGGCGCACCGAACTCATGAGCATGCGCTGGGAAGACTACGACCCCAAGGCCGGCACCGTACTGCTGCGCGACACCAAGAACCCCACGGTCGTGCGCAACGAGCTGATCCCGGTACCGCCAAGCGCAGCAGTCATCATCAAGACACTGCCCGTCATTGACGCGCGCATACTACCCTACGAGCCCGAGTCGGTGAGCGCGTCGTTTCAGCGCGCCTGTGACCGGCTGGGCATCCAAGATTTGCACCTGCATGACCTGCGCCATGAAGGTATCACCCGGCTGTTTGAGCAGGGGCTGGACATCCCCGACGTGGCCATGATCAGCGGGCACATTTCCTGGGCCACGCTCAAGCGATACACCCACCTCAAGCCGGCCAACGTGCTGGAGAAACTGAACCGTGCTCGTCTCTAAAAAACACAAGAAACTGCTGCTCAACCTCAAAGACCCCGGGCGCATCACGACGATCATGCCGTCGGCGCGCACCTTGGAGTACAAGGGCAGAACCCTGGTGGCGGTGCCCCACGGTCTCGACGAAGTGCGCGTGCTGCGCAACCTGGGGTTCGATGCCCCCAGCCCGATGAGCGCCTACTACGACTGGCCCGGCCGGTATCAGCCGTTCGCTCACCAGCGCATCAGCGCCGAGTTCCTGACCATGAACCCTCGGGCATTCAACCTCTCGGGCATGGGCAGCGGCAAGACGATGACGGTGCTGTGGGCCTTCGACTACCTGCGCAAAGCGGGGCTGGTCAAGCGCATGCTGGTCATCAGCCCGCTGTCCACCCTGGAGCGCGCGTGGGGCGACGAAATCTTCCGCCACTTCCCCGACATGAGCTTCGCCGTGCTGCACGGCAGCCGGGAGAAACGCCACAAACTGCTGGCGCACGACTTCGATGTCTACATCATCAACCACGACGGCATCAAAGCCAAAGACACCATCGAGCTGCTGCGAAACCGCGACGGGCTCGACCTGGTGGTGGTGGACGAGCTGGCCAGCTTTCGCAACGCCAGCACCGACCGCTTCAAAGCGCTGCACCTGCTCATCAACGGTGACAAGAAAACCGCCGACCGCCGCAAAGTCTGGGCCTGGGGCCTCACCGGCACGCCGACGCCCAACGCGCCCACCGACGCCTGGGCACAGGTCAAGCTGATCAACCCGGGCAAGGCCCCTGGCTACTTCGGCGCCTTCCGCGACACCGTCATGCGCCCCAGCGGGCCCTACAAGTTCGTCATGCGCGACGGTGCCCTGGAGGTGGTCAAGAACATGATGCAGCCCGCCGTGCGGTTCAGCCGCGAGGAGTGCATCGACTTGCCCCCCACCACCTACGTGACCCGGCAGACCGAGCTGACGCCAGAGCAGAAGGCCGCGTTCGACGACATGCTCAAGAAGCTCAAGGCCGAGCATGGCGGCGGGCAGATCACCGCGGTCAACGAAGCGGCCAAGCTCTCGAAGCTCATCCAGATTTGCTGCGGTGTCGCCTACGGGACAGAAGGTGACGTGGTGTTACCCAACGGCCCGCGCCTGGAGCTGGTGCGCGAGATCATCCAGGAAGCCGACGCCAAGGTGTTGGTGTTCGTGCCACTCACCGGTGCGCTCAAGGTGCTGGCTGACGAGCTGCGCAAAGACTTCACCGTGGAGGTGGTGCACGGCGAGACCAGCAAGAGTGAACGAGACCGGATTTTCAAGGACTTTCAAAGCTCCAAGAACCCCCAGGTACTGGTGGCGAATCCGGGAACTCTTAGTCATGGTCTGACGCTCACGGCAGCTAACACGGTCGTCTGGTACGCCCCCATCAACAGCAACGAGACCTACCAGCAGGCCAATGCCCGGGTCACCCGCCCCGGCCAGAAGCTCAACACCCTGATCGTCCACATCGAAGCCACCCCGCTGGAGCGCAAGATTTACGACCGCCTGCAAGGCAAAGAGAAAACCCAGGGCATCTTGCTCGACCTACTCAAAGGAGTGAAATGAGCCCCCTTGTCTAACATGTTAGTGTATGATACAAACCTCACCTGGAGAACAACATGAAACTTGACCTGATTGTGGAGCGGTACGTCCTGCTCCGAGACCGCAAAGCCCAAATGAAGGCCGACTACGAAGCCTCCGTGGCCGACATCAACACCGGCCTGAGCAAGCTGGAAAACGCCATTCTGGTGACCCTCAACGAGCAAGGTGCCGAGTCCTTCCGCACTGCGCACGGCACCGCCTACAAGAGCACCAGCACCTCGGCCACCGTGGCCGACTGGGACTCCCTGCTGGGCTTCATTCGCACCAACGAGCGCTGGGACATGTTAGAGAAGCGTGTCGCCAAAACCGCCGTCGAGCAGTACCGCAACGAGCAGGACGACCTGCCGCCCGGCATCAACTGGCGCGAAGCCGTGAGCGTTGGCGTGCGCCGCTCCTGACCCCCATCCACCCCTTTCCATTTCCCCCAACCCAGGCGTTAGCCTTACACTTCACCTCCCTCACGAGACACACACCATGAGCAACATCATCCCCTTTGGCCAAGGCGCCGCCCTCCCCGCATACCTGGCCAACCGTGCCGCCCTCGCCCACATCAACGCCGACGTGGCCTCCGCCCCCAGCGTGTCCGTCCTGTCCATCAAGGGCAAGGTCTTCACCCTGGTCAAGGGCAAGGAAAAGAAAGTCCTGACCCGCGAGGTGGACGGCGAGCAAGAGCCAGTGTCCTCCATGTCCCTGTCGGTGGTCCGCGCCAACAAGAACGCCCGCGTGTTCTACGCCAAGGCGTACAGCGAGGAAGACTCCGAAGGCGCCAAGCCCACCTGCTACTCCGGCGACGGCGTGGCCCCAGCGGGTGACGCGGCCGAACCCCAGGCCAAGAAGTGCCAGCTCTGCCCGCACGCTGTGTGGGGCTCCAAGGCCGGCGACACCGGCAAAGGCACCGCCTGCTCGGTCAATACCCGTCTGGCCGTGGTCGACCCCACCAGCGTGGGCGAGCCCTGGTTGCTGCGCGTGCCCGCCGGCTCCCGCCAGAACTTCGCCGACGCCTGCAAGATGGCCGACACCCGCGGCCTGCCGTACAACGCGGTCGTGTTCAAGGTGGCGTTCGACCCCGCGGCTCCATCGCCCAAGCTGACCTTCAAACCCGTGGGCCTGCTGAGCGACGACGCTTACGCCAAGGTCACCGAGATGTACGAGGGCGACGAGGTCAAGGAGATCGTGGGCCTGACCGAGCGCGCCCCGCTGCCTGCCCTGGCAGCACCGGTGGAAGCCGACGAGCTGGACGCCGCCCTGGCAGCCCGCAAAGCCGCTCCGGCGCCTGCACCCGCTCCGGTCAAGGCCAAGCCCGCTCCGGTCTCCATGGACGAGCTGGATGATGTGCTCGACATGCCCGCGCCAGCCAAGACCAAGCCCGCTCCCAAGGCCAAGCCAGCGCCCGTGGAAGACGTGGTTGAGGTGGCGGCACCAGCCCCAGCCCCAGCCCCAGCCCCAGCCAAACCAGCGACCAAGGCGGCAGTTGCCAGCGGCATGGACGATCTCCTGGGCGACCTGGATGATCTGCTCGGCAGCACCGACGACTAAGACCCCCCGGAACCGGCCACCTCGGGTGGCTGCCGGACCCGTAACCGGCATTTTTTCCACTGGAGCCTTGGGCATGCAACCAAAACTAGATTTCTCCGTCATCTCCGCCGCTCAGCTCACCCAGGTCGAGTTCGCTTCGCTGTGCGCCGTCAACCGCGTCACCGTGAACCTCTGGGTCAAGGGCAAGATGCAGCCTCACCGCTTCCACCGCGACCGCGTGTGCCAGGCCCTGCGCGCCCTGGAGCGCAGCGTCTCCAACCAGGAGCTACCCCTGCCGGCCGATCTCACCTCGGCGCAGCGTCTTGAACAGATCAAGGCCATCGTCACCGAATCACCACAGTCTGTTTAAGCGTCCGGGGGGACACATGCTTTCCAATTTCTACCAGGCGGTCCTGCCCGCCGAGGGGCAGTTCTGCCTCTTTCTTCTGCCCGAAGCCCGCCACGTGTGGGCTTCTGACCTTGATACGCTGGTTGCCCTGAGCGAAAAGTACAGCGATCGCACGGGCGTCTACTTCGGCACCGCCGCCTTTGGTACCGAGACCCGCCGCACCCAGACTAACGTGTTAGCGCTCAAGTCTTTGCGGCTTGACATCGACGCCGGCGCCAAGAAGCACGCCGCCGACCCAGAAAACACCTACCCTTCCCAGCGCGAGGCGCTCGCCGCGCTGGTCGAGTTCATCCGCGCCTCCAAGGTCAGCCCGTCGCACATCGTCAGCAGCGGCGAAGGTCTGCACGTCTACTACGCCCTGGAGACGGCCGTCAGCCCCGCCGAATGGACGCCCATGGCGGTTGCTTTGGGCCAGCTCACCAAGGCCCATGGCTTTCGGGCCGACCCATCCGTCACCACCGACACCGCGCGCATCTTGCGCCCGCTGGGCTCACTGCACAACAACGGCAAGCGCGTGACCCTGCTCAAAGGCACTGGCGTCACCCACAACGCAGCCCAGCTGGCCCAGCTACTCGGCGCCCTGCCGCCGGTCAAGCCCAACAAGTACGACCTCAGCATCAACGACGACGTAACCGCCAGCTACGAGGGCCCGCCCTCCAGCGCGCTCAAGGTGGCCAGCCACTGCGCCGCACTGGCCGAGGTGGCCCAAGCCCGGGGCGACGTGCCCGAGCCCTTCTGGCGGGCCATGCTGGGCCTGGTGAAGCACACCGTCGAGGAAGCCGACATCGCCCACGAGTGGAGCCGCGGCTACAGCGGGTATGACCCGGCCGAGACCGAGCGCAAGCTCGATGCCTGGGCCACCGGCCCCAGCACCTGCGCCGAGTTCAGCAAGCACACCGATGCCTGCGCCAGCTGCAAGTACCGTGGTCAAGTCAAGTCCCCCATCATGCTGGGTCGCATGACCACGCCCGAGATCGAGCAGCTGCCCGAAGACAAGAAGCCCGAGCCCATTCCCGAGCCCCGCGTGCTGGGTGCCGCCTGGGACGGCCACATTCCTCACGGCTTCGATGTCATCCCGGTGCAAGGCGGCCACCAGCTGGTGCACCACGCCACCGTCGAGCACGAGTCCGAGACGGGCGACATGGTGCCGGTCAAGGTGCGCATCCCCATCACCCAGGAAATCTTCTGGTACGCCCACTGGGCCGACGCCGAGATCAACGGCGACACCGCGCAGATCACCGCCCACAAGTGGGACGAGCAGCGCAAGCGCGTCAAAGCGTTCGACATCCCCACCGGGGCACTGGCCAGCCGCAGCGATCTGGCCAAAAAGCTGGCCGAGTCCGGCATTCAGATCACCACCGACAAGAGGGCTATGCAAGCCATGGAAGCCTACAACAAAGCTCAGTTTCAGCGCATCAAAGACCTCTCCCGCCGCCTGCGCGTTGGCGACCGCTTTGGCCTGCGCATCCTGGACGACGGCGAACTCGTCGCGGTCCACGGCAAGTACATCCTGCGCGGCGACGGGCGCATCAGCGAAGCCATGCTGGGCCCCAATCTGCGGCAGACCGCCGACTTCTACCCGATCCCCGTGCCTCCCGCGTTCAGCGGCGACTGGGCGCCCGAAGTGTGGGACACCCACATCAACCCCGCCGCCCACATGCACGCCCAGTTCATGCGCGACAACTACACCGGCGAAGGCATGGGCAAGTACCAGCTGGCGTTCATGCTCGGCCTGGCCAGCCCGCTCATGGCGTTCGTCACCGGAGGCTACATGACCGGCGGCGCACTGCCGGCCAACGGATTGTCCGTCTCGCTCTACGAGAAAGCCGGCGGCAAGGGCAAGACCACGCTCATGCAAGCCGTCATGCTGGCCTACGGTCGGCCCGAGGAACTCTCCAAAGACCAGAACGCCCAGGGCTCCACCGACCTCGCCCGCATCGCCAAGCTCTCCATGTGGGGCACCATGCCCGCCAGCTTTGACGAGATGGGCCGCACCGGCGAGAAGTCCGTCTCCAACCTGATCAGCTCGGTGGCCAACGGCTCCGGGCGCGACCAGATGACCAAAGAGGGCGGCCTGCGCTCCACTGGCCGCTGGGCCCTGATCTGCCTGGTCTCCACCAACCGCTCGCAGCGCGACATGGTCACCGCCAACGAAGCCGAGTCCTCCGCCGTGCAGTACCGCATGCTGGAGCTGGACATGAACGGCATGCCCGACTTCGACATCGACGCCCGCAACCAGTTTGCCCGCCAGTGGGCCAAGGTCAAGAACCAATGCGCCGGTGCCCTGGGCGCTGTGATCCAGCGCGCCGCCTGCCAGATGGGCGCCGAGGCGATCAACCAGCTGGTCATGGGCTGCGTGGAGCGCGCCGCCAAGCTGATCGAGTCCGACAAGGAAGACCGCTTCCAGTACCGCGCCCTGGGTGCCATGCTCGCGCTGCATGTGATCCTCTCCCGACAGGGGTTGACCATGTTCAACGTCAAAGACCTGGTGGCCGAGTTCCGCGTGGCCAACGAAAACGCCAAACTCTACGTCAAGGAAAACACCCTGCCCACCGACGGCCTGGAGCTGCTGGAGCGCGCCCTGCACGACATGCGGCCCCACACGATCGTCACCGAGAGCGGCGGACACGCCCAAGGTCGGCCCGAGTTCCGCAAGTACGCCATCCACCTGGGCGCGCAGTTCCCGGCCAAGGTGTACGCCCGCTACATCAAGGAAGACGACGCCATCTACGTCTCTCTGGACGCCCTGCGCGCCTGGTGCATCGAGCACCACGTGCGGGAGAACGACCTCATGCTGGCCGCCCGCGCCTCCAAAGTGGCCCTGGCCCTCAACGCCGCAGCCGCCGGGGTCGACGAAGGCCCCCGCTTCATGGCCCGCATCAACCTCTACCGGGGCATGGCCGAGAGCACCGGCGGCCTGGTGCGCTGCGTGGGTTTCAGCGTCAGCAAGCTCAGCGGCCGGCTGGGCGGCACGCTGGCGCAAAGCCTGGAAAGCGACAACGTGGTCCCCCTGCGCCAAGACGGCGAGCGCGCCGCCTGAGCTTACTGGAGCGCTTCGACGAAACCTTCGTTGTTGGCGCGGGTCTGCACCCCGCCGATCGTCGAGCGCTCCCGCTTGAGCTGTTCGCGCGGGGCCCGCAGCAGTTCGCTCAGCGGCTGCACGCTGAACCCCAGCTCGCGCCGGGCCACCTGCATGGCCAACCAGTCCTCCCGGGCCTCGCGCATCGCCGCCGTGTCGTTGTTGCGAACCGCCTCGGAATACTCGCGCTTGAGCGTGGACGTGCGCTCCCGGTAGAACGTGTCGGACTTGAACTGCGCGTTGGCCAGGAAAGTCCTGTCGCTCAGCGTGTTGCTCGGCAAACCGACCGCCTGCGAGGCCCAGGTCAGCAGGTTGATCTCGTCGGGCGAAAGCACCACGTCACCATTGCGCCGGGTCACACCCTCCTCATTGAAGCGCGTGGCACGTATCACGTTGCCCAAGCCAGATGGCAGCAGCTGCTCAGACCCTTTCCAGTATTCCCCGCTGGCGATCAGACCCAGGCCGTCGACCACCTTGGGCATCAACCCGCCGATGAACGGGCCACCCAGGGCGATCATGGCGTTGGCGTAGCCCTCGCGCGTTGCGCTCAGGTCGGTGTAGGGGAACAGCGAGAGCATGCCGCCCGCGCCGATCCGGCCCGACACGTCCACGCCCAGCAGCTTCGGGGCCCCTTTGAGCAGCAGGTCGGCCAGCTCATTGTTCCCAATCAGGCGGCGCAGCGTGGCCTCCGGGTCGTCCGGCTCGTCGTCGTTGGGCCAGATGGCCCCCAGCATCCAGGCGATCGCTCCGAACGCGGGCAAGCCCATCAAGCCGCCCATGGCACCCAGGTGCGCCAGGTTAAATGCCAGAGCCTTGCGGGCCACGAAGCGTTCCTCTTTGCTGGCGTCCTTGAATGCCGTGTGCAGCAGCCGCGCAAACATGCTGATCTGGATCAGCTGGAACTTGCGGAACTGGGTCGCCAACCGCCCGACGCCGCGGCGCATGAAGCGCGGCGCGTTGTATCCCGAGTAGTCCCCGTGCGTCTCGTAGATCACCTGGGCCGCGTACTTCACCGCGCCCTCATGGCCGCTGCGCTCCTTGGCCAGCCTGTAAGCTGCGATGGCGGTGGCCAGCCGGTTCAGTGACTCCACACCTTGCGCCGCGCCGCGCATGCGCTGCACCGCGTAGTCCAAGGCTCGCCCTGGGGCGCTCTTGTCCGATGACGACTCAAAACCCCCCAGCACCGAGTCCAGCGAGATGTCGATCACCCCCTGGTTCGCCAGTTCCTCGATCGCCTGGCGCACGTCGGGCGGCATGGCGCTGTAGTCGTCCTCAGTAAACTTGGCGTCCTTGAGCGTGGGGGCTACCTCGCGGTAGGCCTGGAACATCGCCGCGTGGGTTTTGGCGTAGCCATAGCGCGCCGCCATCAGCGGGGACGACATCATGTACGGCTGGGTCATGTTCAGCAGGAAGTACGACGGGTTGGTCAGCAGCATCCAGATCGACGTGCCTGCCATCACCTTGTCCAGCAGCCCGGTGGGGGTGAACTCCAGGTTCATGGAGTGCCGGCGCAGAATCTCGTTGAAGTACGCCTGCTTCTCGGTGCGCCCAGCCAAGGTGCGCCCCGCTTCCTTTTTCATGGCCATGAGCGCGTCGTTCACGCTGCCGTTGGTTTGCAGACCGGCGATGAAGTGTGCCGTGGCCCGTCCCTGCGTAGCAAACGCCCGCATCATGTCCTCGTTGGCCCCGGCCACCGTCTTGCGGTTCAGCTCGCTCTTGCGCGCGCTGCCCTCCGCCAGCAGGGTCAGGTAGAGCTGGCGCATCATGTTGTTGAGCCGGGCGTCGGTCTTGCCGTCGTCCCCGGCAGCTTTGTCAGCCACCACGCTGCGCAAACGCTGGAACGCTCCCATCACGTCGCGCCCGCCCATGAACTCCTCCACGCCCTCCAGCTTCTCGAAGTGCGTGGCAGCTCCCCCAGGGAACTGGGGTTCCAGCTGAGCAGCCAAAGTGCGCGCCTCGCGCTGGGTCTCCGCAAACGCCACGTGGTAGTGTGCGCCGTCTTTTTGCAAGCGCTGCATCTCCGGCACATTGCCCGCGTCCTTGGCCGCCTGGTACTGGGCCGAGTACCCCATCACCACGTATTTGCCAAAGCGCTTGAGCGGGGCGTAGGGCCAGCCACCACCCATGTCCAGCAGCGTCTTGAAGTCGCGCAGCTCGCTGTCCTTTTTCTTGGTCAGCTTTTTCACCAGCGCGGCGTCCCCCGCCGCCTTGGCCTCGGCGATCTCGCTGTCAAACTCAGCCGTCACGTTGTTGCGCACCGCCGCTTGCATCTGTTGCAGCGTGGTGTGTCCGTGCTCAAAAACCCGCTTGACCAGCGCCTGCCCCTCGGGGGACAGCAGGTTGAAGCGCACAGCGTAGGCTGGGTCCACCGGCGTCTTGGCATCGAGCCAGGCGGGTTTGAACGCCCAGGCCCGGTTCACAGTGGAATCCATGATCAGCGCGTTCACGCTGCCGGGTCCGGTGCCCCGCTCGTGGGCGGGAAGGGTCTGGAAGTCTTGCAGAATTTTCTGCACGTCGCGCTCCATGCGCCCCTTGTTCACCTCGATCTTGGACATCGCCGCCTGGTACTTCTCCACGTTGCCGCCTGGCAGCACCTTCTTCGCCAGGTTCAGCAAGTCCTCGGTGAACATGGCCCGAATGCCCGTCCAGCTGGCGCCGTCTTTCAGGCTCTGGAGAGCCGAGTTGATCCGCCCCTCGGCGCGGTCTACCGAGGGGATTCCGGTTTTTGGCGCAACCGACTCACGGATGTCCGGGTTCGCCGGGTCGTAGTTGCCGTTGTTGCCAATGGCGGATTTGATCTGGGTGGGGTCTTTCACCACGTAGACCCACTCGCCGGCACGGTCAAGATACGGGTCCATGTCGGGGTCGCCTGAGCTGTCTGCGCCGTCATCTCGCGCTCGGTAGCGGATTCCATCCACCGTGGGGTCGCGCCACACCTTTTTAAGATTGTCTTCAAAAGTTTCCCCCCAGCCGTACTCACCACCTTTTTCGAGGGTCTTCATATTGCTGATTTTGAGGTACACAGGGTATACCGCGCCGCCCCACTTGGCCTCGCTCGCCCGCGCAAACATATTTGGAATGTTCTGCCCGCTGGAGAAGTAGATGCCCCTCCCGGCACCGCCGTTTGAAATCAGCGTGTCCCCGTTCTCTCCCGTGGCTCTAAACGCTTCGATGTCTCGGTTCTCAGACGTCCCGTGATACACCACCAGCGGCCTGCCGTCGGCATCCACCACCTTGGAATTGCCAAACCATCGGCGGAACGCCGAAGTATTCGCGGATGCCTTCACATCACCCACCGTGGGCACCGGCCCCGTGTAATCCATCTCAAGTTGGGCGGCACCGTAGGCCAAGTCCACAACGTCCTGCGCCGTCAGCTGGCCGGGGGCAACGCCGAGAAGGGTCAAAACCCGGCCGAACGCGTTCACAACACGCTGGAAAAACTCGGCGGCAGGGCCACCACGCACGGCTGAGGGCCCCAGGCCCGCGTCCATCGCTTCTTCCAGAAAATATGCCAACATCTCCGAGCGGCGGTGCTCGGGTTTGACCTTGGCGTCCACTACGCGATTGACAGCCCGCAGGGCCAGCACGTGTTCTATCTTTTTGGAGCCGGCGCGGCCTTTTTCAGCCCACGCTTTGAGCTGCTCGATGAGCTGCGCGTAATCGCTCGGGGTCAACAAGTTGTCCAGACCCAGGTGGGCACCGACTTCGTGCATGAACACCGACCGCACGCGACCGGGTTTGATGTTCCCGGCAATCAGGTAAGCGGCGCGACCGCCGTTGCGGTCGTCGATTGCAACCCCCTGCGTCCGACTCTTGCTGGACACCTTGACGCCTGGCGGCAGGTCAGCGGCGGTCTGGACAACCACGACCCGCGAGCCGAGGGCGCCGCGCCTTAGAAACGATTTGAGGTCGGAGACAACTTGCCCAACGCTGCTCCCAGTTTCTCCACCAGCTGCTCGCGTGGAAACCCCGACGCTTTCTCGGGTGTCGGGGGTGCCGGCATTTCCGCCAGTAGTCGGTCGATCTGTTTGAGACGGCGGGGCGTCATTGGCTTGTTGCGTGGCGCGAGGCTCATTGTCAGAGCCTAGCACATCCCGGTTCAGCGGAACCTCCGGGCCCAGCACGTCCTCGTTGATCTGGGCGGCTGCCGGAGCAGGAGCAGGAGCAGGAGCCGCCACCTTGGCCTCGATCGCACCGATCTGCTGCTTGAGCGCGTCCACCACCGCCTGAGCCGTGGTTAGGTAGTCGTTGGGCAGCGGCACCTGCCGGCCCGCCTGAGCGGCATTGGCCAACACCTTTTGTTCAAAAGCGTCGAACTCCTTGACGTTCCATCCCGCACCGCACGTGGCCTTGACTTTACTGGTCGCCATCAAAGAACCCCTCTGTCACCAGTGACACAACCAGCTCCAAAGCGTCCTGGTCATCCTGATGTAAGCGTGTTAGATTGTAGTCTTCCACCTGCGTCTGCGGGCGGCTCTCGCGCGCCTTCATCTGGCGCAACAAGTTCTCCGAGAGGTAATCCCTGCTCGGGGTGTTGCGGGATGATGCCGGCGCCGCACCCGCGGCCATCATGGCTGCCCAGAAATCCTGGTGCAGCTCGGACGGGTCTACCCCGGACTCGTCAGCCGGCGCCCAGGAGATCGGGTGAAACGACCTCCGGTCAAACGAATCAAGGTGGAACACTGGCCGCCCTCCAAGCGTCCCCTTCCGCACCCGTGCCCACCACCTGCGCCCCATTCATCCGCTTGGCATCTGCATGGATCGGCGTGGCCTGTGCAGCGGCCAGAACCGCTGTCGCCACTTGCTCTGCCGTGGGCGCAGAACCACCGCCCGATGTCAGCGTCCGTGTCGCGTACTCCCACACAGCCTGCGCAATGGCCTCGATGTCAGCAAGCGTGAGCGACAGCGGCCCGGTGATCGGCGTGTTGACCCCGCCATAAAACCCAGAGCCGAAAGCCGCCGGGTTGAACGCAGCGCCCGTGGTGGTGCCACCCTCGACGCCACCATAAAACCCCGCACCAAACCCCGCAGAGTCAAACGCAGCGCCTGACCCGGCAGAGTTATCGGCGCCACCCTCAAACCCTGCACCAAAACCCCCAGCGTAGAACGCACCAGCCCCACTGGCAGGGGTGTTGACCCCGCCATCGAAGCCCGAGCCGAAGCCTTGCGGGTTGAATGCTGGCATGGCCTAGCCTTACGGCATGACAGCGCGTGTGCGAAGCTGACCCCGCGCAGTGACCGTGCCTGCGCTAAATGTGGCGCGGCATTTCAGCATGTAGGTATTCACCGATCCGGTATTGCCGTGGTCAACACGGAATCTCGGAGTAGAAAGAGAGATATTCTCTGTGGCGGCAGTGAGGTTTGGATACGTCACGGAGTAGTTCCCCAGCGTATCAATACCGGATGTGGAGTTACCCGCAGTGTTGCCGATCCAAACCTCCAGCTTGGTGATGGTCGCACCATTCAGCGCGAAGTCCACCGTGCCGTCGATCTCGTAAGAGCAACCGCCTTCCACGCCAATGGATACCACGCCGGTGGTCGTTGTGCGGAAGCCGTAGACGGTCTGCGCTCCCGCTGCCACGATAGGGTCTGCGGCGGTAGCAGTGACCAAGGCAAGGCCAGTGCCTGCGGTGCTGCGGCGGTAGTCGTCAGTACCCTCTTTGGCTGCACCCAAACTGCCGTATGGCATCAGGCCGTGCGTGACCAATGCGCCCGAAATAATGTCTGCAATACGCTGGTTGGCCTTGCCATTGGGGTGGCTGGCATCCGATCCGTAAACATCATCCAGCGCGTAGGTGCCGCCTGTGGTGATGGTGTGGCCTCGTCCGCAGACTGCGTTGGCCACGATGCAATGAAAGTCTGCTGGGTAGTTTGTCTTGACCCAGTTGTTGAAAGCGCGAGGATCAACACCTCCACCACTGGCAGAGGGTGTGACTCCGCAGTGCAGGATGATGGTGCCCACAGATTTCAACGCAGTCACCAGAGTGGCATAGCGGGTCTGCATTGCACCGATACCTGCCGCCGTGTCATTGAATCCAATCAGCATCAGAGCCACGCGAGGGCGCAGACGTTGCAATTCTGCAAGCTGGTTGGCGTTGTTGAACTCCAACATGGTGGAGCCGGGGCCAGAGAACCGTGTGAAGGTGCGGTCGGGCCAGCGGCGTGCCACGATTTCAGGCCAAGAGTTTCCAGCCAAGCCAGCGAATGAGCCGGTGGAAATGGAGTCGCCTACAACCAGCACATCAGGGCGGTTTTGCTCCAACGATGTGAAAGCGATCTCGGACACGGTAAAGCTACCAATACCGTGCTGGCCAACCGTCAGGCTGGCAACTGCATTCAACTGGAAGCTGGATGCGTTGGTGTTGTTGACGAAGCGGTAGGAAATCCAAACCTCAAGACTCTGCGTGATATTACGCACAACAGCAGTCAGCAGGGTGCCGTCTACTGTCAGGTCGGTTTCCATCAGGTCGCCTGCCGTGCAGGGCAGCATGCCACGGCCTTCATCAACGTAGGGGTTGCCGTTGTTGTAGAGGCGCACACGACCAGAACCGGAGTCGTTGGAGCAGTTGAGCATGACCTGCATGCTGCGCGAGGGGTTGGCAGCGCAGTACACACCAATGCGCGGCCCCATGACGTTGGCAACGCCCGTGGCTGATTGCATCGTCCACTTTGCCGATACCTTGAAGGCATGAGAGAGTGTCTTGTGGCTGGTCAGGTAGATGTTTTCGCTGAAACTCTGTCCTACTTGCGTACCCGCTGTAACTTGCATCCCGCCTGCACCAAACGCCCAGCCTGCCAGCGTACCGACGCGAGTCCAGTTGGCGCTATCGGTTGCCAGTGCGGCGGCGTTCTTGAGGATGTTGGAGCCGGTGTCGCGGTCAAGGTTCTGCGAAGTCACCCCCAGCAGGGCTTGCTGCGCGTAAACGTCAGTCGCAGTCAGCAAGGAGCGGCCCACAGTAGTGCTGTCGCCAATGGTTGCAGCCGGTTGCGTACCAGTGTGGCTTGCGCGGTTCAGCAGCGTTGCGTCGGCCGCGTTAGCCGTGGCTCCTGCGGCAATACCGTCCAGTTTGGTGCGGTCAGCGCCAGCAGAGAGAGCCGTAGCTGTTCCAGCGTTGCCGGTGATTTCTGTCTGGTCGCCGGTGTTGACCCCGCTTGCAGAGCCGGTGCCAGTGGCATAGGTACCGGCGGTTTGTTTGCCGTCGAGCGCAGTTTGCAGGCCGGTGACGGTTGCAATGGCTTGAGAGCCTGTATGCGTTGTACGGTCGCGCAAGGCTGCGTCCGTGGCGTTGGCAGTAGCGGCGGCTGCAATTCCGTCTAACTTGGCCTTGTCGGCAGCAATCATCACGCCAGCTACTGAGTCTGTAGCCCCGCCGATAGTTGCGTCAGTTCCAGTGTCGGAGAGCACAGTGACGCTGGTTGCGGTGGTGCTTTGCGTCAGGTTAGTAGCACCGCCGCCTCCACCTGTCACATCAACAGTGACAGCACCAGCCGCAGCCGATGCGGTGACAGATGCGCCCACAAAGTTGAGTCGGGTCAGGGCTGTAGTGAGGCTGGTGCCCTCATCCATGACCTCAATGGCAGAGCCACCTCCACCGCTAGCGGACAGAACACCGCCCGAGAGCGTGAGGCCCGTGCCCAGCGCGATCTCAGAGGCATCGCCTTGTGTGGCGGCTTCGCGGCCCAAAATGGCCGGGCCGGTCATCTGGACAGCATGGTCAGCATTCCAGTGAGACGGTTGGACCTGCGTGCTGTCGGTGCCGTCAGAGCGCGTCGAGCTGTAGTTGTGTTTGATGCGGACTGTCATGGGTTACTCCTGTTTCAGCAGGGCTGTTTCTGCGGTGTTGGACATGGACATGGGTTACTCCTTCGAGGTGGCGTGGATGCGCTTGATGGTTCCATCACCATTGCGCTCGAACTCAAAAGTCCACCCGCGCCGAGGCTCGGGGGCGGGAGGTTGCACCGTCACTTCCACGGTGGGTTGGGGCGTGGTCTGCTGCACGGTCACCTGCGGCGCCACCGGGTTGGCCACGACTCTCAGCGCCTGGGTCAACAGATCGTGCATCTGCTGCTCACGCGTTAGCTCAGCGATCGTGGGGCCGTCGAAATCCTCAAGCAGATCGTCGATGTTCATGGTCTAACCTGTTAGCCAATTCTAGCCGGCCTTCAAGCAGGCCACCAGGTCCTCGTACCGCTTGAGCTTGGTTTTGAGCTTCTTGAGCTGCGTCTGATCGGCCGGGGTCAGTTCGGTTTGCTGTGCCCCACCAACCACCGTGTTGGCCGCTGCCAGGTTGAACTGCTCGCGCGCCACCAGGTCGGCCACCTGCTTTTGCTGGCGCTCCGTGAGCGAAGCAAACTCGGGCATCTGGGGTACCAGCTGGCGCAACTGGGCCCAGGCGCTCTGTGCGGGGGTTACTTTTTGAGCTGCTTTTCCACTTCCAGCATCTGCTGTAGGAACTGTGGGTTTTGGCGCTTCGACTCTCTCCACCACACCAGCGCTGCTTCTTGCTCGGGTGTTCCCGGCGATACCGGCCCGGGTGTGCGCTTGGACAACCTGGTTGTCCCGGAAGGCTCTGAAGTCTCGCTCGATGTTTGCTTGCTCATTTTCCAGCTCTTTGAAATTGAGGCCACCCTCGTTTGCTTTCAGGTTCCAGACGTAAGCTGTAACCCAATCGGCCTTCAGTGTATCCGGCAGGGTTTCCCAAGGCACGGTTGACCCGTCCCAATCCGCTGCCGCGTTGTCTGCTTCCACGTGCCCAAGCAGCAGTCGAATGTTTCGCTGCTGGATACCGGGGTTGTTATCGCGAAGATCGGTGACCACCGCCCCCGCGGGCAAGTTGGTAGGCGCCGTATCATCCGCGCGAGGTCCAGCGGCTTTCAGTATCTCGTCGCCTTCGGCGCGTAGTTGTCGCTGCGCTTCCGTCTCGGAGCCACCTTCCACCAGCCCTTGCCCGGTTGCTTTGGACGCGGTTCCCTCAACACGCATCCCTGCTGCCTCCATCCCCCCTGACGTAGGGTCGATGCCCAGCTCAGCTTCACTTACCGTGTCGGCCGCGGTGCCGGTGCCGGTGGCCGCGTCGACCGTTCCTTCTCGAATGCCGAACTTGAGTAGCGCTTGGGCGATGGCTTGCTTGGTGACTTTTTTACCGGTGCGCTGCGACTCAAGCTCCGCCACTTCATCAAAGGTGCGGGGCTCAGCTACCTGCAAAAACACCGGAGCGCCGGTGGTTGGGTCGGCGTCCTGCTCCATCCCCATGGCGTCCAGGATGCGCTGGCGGTCGAGCGGTGTCGCAGCAGCAAACTTGCTGCGCAGTTGTTCTTTGGTGAGAGTCTGCTCGCGCCCGGTGCGACCCACCGTGACCGTCGCCGAACTCAGTTCAGCAGGTGCCCCGGGCTGGGTTGGTGCAACAGCCGCCACAGGTGCCGCACCGCCTGGTTGCTGATTGGGTGCTGCTGCAACAGCTCGCGCTGGAGCCGGCGCTGGGCTTGCGTTAGCCGGGGCGGGGGAGCTTGCATTCGACTCTCCTTGAGCGGCGCCAAAGAACTCGTTGGCCCCGGCGATCAGCTTGCGCACCGAGCCCAGCTGGCCGTCTTTGACCTGCTGCTCGGCTTCATTGAACATCGCGTCGTTGAGCTTGCCGGTCGAGCGCAGCTCCACCAGCTGCTGCATCACGGGGGCGGCTTCCAGAAGCTTTTTTACCTGCCCCTGCTGGTTGGCTGCGATCAGCCCCAAGCCCGAGACAAACTGGTCCTGGTCAATGGAGCCCTGCTCCAGCGCAGCTTCCAGCTGGCCGAACAGCTCCACTTGGAGCTTACCTTTCAGGGGCACCCCCAGCTCGCTCGCTCGCGCCGTGCGCTCGGCCACCAGCTGCTCCTCGGCTTGCTTCTGCGCCAGCGCTTGCTGCTTGACCTCCTCCACCTTGGCCCGGATGGCCTGGGTCTGCTCAGCGCGAGCGCGCTCGGCCTCCTGGGCAGCGAGTACCGCAGGGTCTGGTGGGCGACGAGGGAAGTCGCCCTGCGCCTCCAGCACGGAGCGCAGCTCGCTGCTGCCGTCTGCGAAGTTGATGTACTCGCCTGCGCGCCCGTCGTAACCAAGTTGGGGTGGGGGTGGCTCGGCCGGTGGGGGTAGTGGGGTCTGCTCCGGTTCCGGGCGCAGCAAGTCCGACTCGTCGGAGTTCCGGCGTACCCCGGCCGCGCCACCAAACAAGCCGCCCAGTGCGGCACCCCCAACGAAGGAATCCAGGTACCGCTGGCTGGCGTCCTCGTTGAACAGGGTTTGCTCAGGATTGACCGCCATGCGGCCGGCGTACTGGTTGATGAGTTCCTGTCCGGTCTCCGACGCACCTTCGCTGATCGAAGTCTTTGCCGCTCCAACGCCAACGCGCTTGAGAAGATCGTCCGAGCCCATCGTGAGAGGCCGCAACCCTCGGGCCACAACGCCCTCTACGCCCACCGCATTCAGCGCCGCATAAGGCACGCCGCCAGCAAGCGCGGCGCCAAGATTGGTCTGCCCGTTCTCGTCCCGCTGATTCGACAAGATGTCGCCCACGGCGCTCGGGTAGCTGGCCACCGCGCCACCAACCATCGAGCCCAGATTGAGCGCTTTGCGTGCCGCGTTGGCTTCCTCCAGGGTTTTGGCCCCCGCCAGTGCTGCCCTGGTCCCACTCATCAACCCGCGCGCTGCGAGACCGCCAACTAGGGCTTCACCCATGTACGGTAGCGACTGAGCGGCCAACCCTCCAACGTAGTTGAGACCCGAGCCAACCCCGTCCACCTCGCGCCAATCGTCCACGGCGCCCAGATCACTCGCCCTCTGCAAGGACACCTCTGCCTGGAACTCGTTGTCCTGCCGGCGGTTTCCCAACGTACGCGCGAGCCCTGGAAACCCAGTCGCCTGCGCCACCGACTCCCCCAAGCCGTACAGGTTGGCCTGGTAGTTGTCGACCCCCGCACCAATGCGGTTGGAAGCCATGCCGCCCGACTGCCCGTAGCCAAAAACCCGAGCAACCTGGGCGCCGTTGACCCCCACGGTCTCGGCCATGTCCCGCAGAATCTGCTCGTCGGAGGCGTCGCGTAGCTCAGGTACGCGCTGTCGAATCTGGTCGAACTGCGACATCGTTGGTCCGATCAGTAACCGAGGTTTTGGTTGGTCTCGTCTTGTAGCCGGCGGTTGAACTCCCCAAAACGGGTCAGGGGCTCAAGCAGCTGTGTCTGCCCATGCCTGTCGGTGAACAGTCCCCTGCCTTGTGGTGTAGTCGGCGCACTTTGTTGGGTGTTGGTTGGGGGCCCGGCCGTCTTCGCCGCCGTGTAAGCGTCGATGAGCTTTTGCTGCTCCGACACGTAGGGGCGCCCGCTCAGCTGAGCAGCGGCGATCGCCAGGGCGGTGGGCATGTCCAGGGGTTCTTTTGGCGCGTTGGGGTTCGGGAACCCAGACTCCACCAGCTTGATGGCGGTATCCACCACGGCTTTCTGATCGAGGGGTTTGCCGGGCACACGCAGGGCACCCATATCGACCGGGCGCAGCGTGGGCACCCCGTTCACCAACACCGCTTCACCGAACGTAGCCTTGCCGTCCGGTCCCTCCATGGGGAGAAGCCTGCCCAAGCGATCCAGGTTCGCCTGGCGGGCAGCCGCTGCTCGACGCAGCGCCAAGCCTTGGGCGGCGATGTTGGTACGGGCCTCGTCTTGCTCGTCCCCGCGTTCGGCCTTGAGGGCGAAATTCTGTGAGCCGACCACGGAGGCTGTCACCCCGTTCATATCGGCAACGGCTTTGGCCACATCCTTGTTCACTTCGGACAGCAGGGCCATGCTCTCCTGGCCTTTCCCCATCATGCCCAGCACCGAGGCCGCCGCCATCTGGCGCATCTGGGATGAGTTCAGCGTAAACTCGTTGCCGGTAGGCGTCCCCGTTTTTGGGTCGATGGTCAGAAACTTGTACCCCGACTTTGACTCCCCAACCATCAAGAACGGCAGAGTTGACTCGTTGGTGTTGAGCTTGGCAGCGTAGACCTTGAGGGCATCTTCGGGCATAGCGGCAACCTGGTCGACGATCTTTTGCACTTCCTCAGTGCGCTGCCCGGCGCGCTCGCCTCGCTCCCCAGATTCAACCTGCAACTCCGCAGCGCGCTGCTTGAGGGGTTGCCCCTGCTCCTCCCAGCCGAATCTCTTGGTTTCGCGCTCGTCCTGAGACAGCTGGCGGCGCATTTTCAGGCCCGCCTCGGGGTCGTAGCGGCCAATGATGTTGGCCCGCTCCCGGTCTTGCAGCGCCGTCATGCGCTCGGGGGTCAATTCTTCGTTGGCGTAGCGCTGCCCGCCGTAGTCCACCACCTTGCGTGGGGCCAAACCCACCTGCGCACCCGGCGCCACCTCGGCGCCATCAGCACCAGCGTAGGAGAAGTTCGACTGCACGCGCAGCCCGCCTTTTCCGTCATCCTGCATCTGGTAGTAGGGGTTACCGTTCGCATCCTTGGCGTTGGCGATCGCGTGCATCTGCTCCGCATCTTGCGGGGTGTAGCCCTCGTACTCGTCCGACTTTTTCCAGTCCGCAACGGCACCCAGCTCCTTGTTGCGCTTGCCGGTTTGGTAGGTGTCGATCAAGCCCTTGGCAATCTGCTGCCCTGCGGCGAATCGTTGTGCAAAGCTCATTGGGTCTCTCCTTCAACCGCGACCATCTCCAGGCCAATCAGGTGGTACTTCACCGCCTTGAACCCGTCAGGCGTCTCGAACACCGCCTCGGGGTGCAAGCGTTCCACCTCGTCAGCCATCACGCCGCGATACCGCTGACCCGTGCCGTTGATGTACTCGAACTCGTACAGGTGCAGTCCGGTGCGCTCGTCGAAACCGACCACCTCGATGTTGGTCTTGAGGCGACGGTCGGAGTATTTGGCTATCGAAGCTACCCCAAGCTGAGCGCCCGCCCCCAGCAGCGAAGCAAACGGGTCGTTGTCAGCCGCCTGCTTGTCCGAGCCCAGCTTGTACTGCGCCTGTGCGTTGAACATGCCGGTGGCGTTCTGCCCCATGCCCCCTGCGGCGTTTGCCCCCGCACCGAACCCGGAGTTCATGCCCGCCAGGCCCTGATTGGCCAGGCCCAGCCCAGCCGCGCCGAAACTTGCGCCGGCGCCCGTGGCCTGCATACCCATCGCGGGGTACCCGGCCAGCGCGTTGTTCGCCCGGTCGGTCAGCGAGTAGCCCTCCAGGCGGGCGGCCTCGCGCATCTTGTTGGCGGCCGACGCCTTGGCCGACGCCTCGCCAATGTTCATTTGACCCTGCATCGCCATCGCTGCGCCGCTGCTTGGGTTCACCCCCATGCGCTGCTGCTGACGGGTCGTGGCCTGGCTCGCCAGGCCCATCTGGGTGCCCACGTCGGCCACAGCTTGTGCGGCCAGCTGCTCGCCTCGTCCTTCGGTGTTGAATGCCTCTGCGTCCTGCGCCAGGGTGTCTTGCAGCCCTGACAGTTTGCCGCGCCGACCCAGCATCCAGCCTCGATCCTCCTGCGACTGGTTGTACGCGGTGCGCGACGCGTCCAGGCCAAACTGCATCTGCTCGCGCTGCAAGGGCATCATCTCCCGAGCGTTGGCCATGATCTCCTGGATCGCCTCGTCCTGGAAACCCATCGAGCGAATCTGCGCTTCAACCAGGCGGGGGTCTGGTGGTGGCGCGCTGCCACCCTTGCCGCCTTCCAGCGTCATGCTGCCGCCGAACTTGCCTCGGGGTTGAAACGCCTTGGGTGGGAGAAAATCCCATTCGTGTGTGTGGAACCTAGACATAGCGGCACTCCGAGCGTTTCATCCGGTAAATCAAAACATCGCCTCCATCGCGGGCAGCTCCATCAAGCACCGCCTCTTGGCGAAACCCCAGGTGCTCATCAAACCGCCGGGCCGCCAGGTTGCTCGCCTCCACGTAGCCCCGCACCGCGCTCACCCCGCAAAGGTTGAACGGGTAAGCGAAGCAAAACCGCAGATACGCCTTGGTCAGCCACCGTGACCCCGGTAAGGCCGCGACGTGCATCCATGCGTTGTGGGCGTTGACCCCCTCGTACATCACACCTGCCACCAACAGCCCGTCGCGCTCCAGACCAACCCCTACCATTCCCTCCGACAGGGTTAGGGGGGTCAAGGTGTTCACGAAGTCAAATACCCGTGGCGAGTCCAGAACCAACTGGGATGTCACTGCCCGCCCAGCAGATCGTCCAGCTCACCGATCTCCGGCAGGGGCTCGGCCTTCGCCTTGGTCGTCTTGCGCGGCTTGGGCTCCACGTCCACGATGTTCTCCAGCTCCTTGAGCACATCTTCCCCCTCGGGCGTCAGCACCAACACCGAGCCGGGCAGTTTCATACCCACATCGCGGTTGCGCCAGATCAGGCGGTTGCCGAAAAAGTCCGCGCCTTCGGACAAAAAGCGCTTCTCAGCGTCGTTGACGGACATGGTTGTTCCTTTCGTTTACACAGGTCGTATTATGCGCTAACGTGTTAGCGGGCACCAGCCCCGCCCGGCGCCACGGGCCACACGATGTGAAGCGGGTCAGGCTGGTTGGGTACATCGCGCAGTGCCTGCCGGTAAGCTGCCCAGGCTCCCTGGATCGCCAGGGGCACGTCGGGCAGTTGCGTCCAGTCGCAAGCCAGTAGTCTGGCGTCTCGCTCGGCGCGCACGACAGCCCACTCCGTGGCGGCGGTGCGCGGGTCTTCCCATTGCTTGGTGGTGTAGTTGAATATGTGGTGAGGGGAAGGCTTTGGGCCAATCGCCCTGAACCCCCCGTTTTCAAAAATCAGTTCTGCGATTTCAGAATAGCTGTAAATCCGGTCAACCTCTACAACCGAGTCTCCGCCATTAAGCGGAGGTGGCGCAATACCGGAATCGGCAAAGCCATACACTTGCCCTAAAGAATTGGCCAATAAATAGTAGCTCACCTTTTTGCGCCTTGTATCAAAAGAGAAGCTCTCTGAATCCTTAGCGTTCTATAACGCACAGTATCCTCGTTATAAAGTTCCAGCTGATAGGTATGAACCCCGCTGGGGGGTCTATCAAGCCAAAAAGCGGTAGAGCTTATAGGCCAGTCAATACCACCTACCGTGTGCGTAAAAATTTCCACCCCGTTGCGACGTACCCTGTACCAGCAGTTGATTGGCCCTCCTAGTCCGTATGAGTCTGCGCTGCATATCAAAGACACTCCGGTCGGGTTGTCCCCTAAATCAACGACCAAGCTAATAAACGCAGAAGATTGGCCCACGCCAATATCTTGTACGCCTGTCCATATGCCTAGATTGGCCGCTGTAACTGACCCACCGGCAATCTTCAAAGTATTAACCGCTGCGTTCCCAATATAAGCCGTCCCAATCGCCGCGGCGGCGATGTACGTGCTGGCATTGCCCGCGTCAATGCGGTCGATCCTGGCCATGGCGCCCAAGTTCGCGCCCGCGCCAAGAATCAAGTTGCCCGCGGCGTCCCGGATGGTCAGGCCCCGCGTGTCGATCTTGCCTGCGGCCACCGAGCCGTTCACCAGTAGGTTGCCATTGATGACCGCGCCCGGCGAGGTCCACGCGCTGCCGGTCCAGTAACGTGTTTCCACGTACCCTGTGCCGCTGATGGTCACCGTGTCGCCGATCACCAGGTGGTTGTTATTCAGCGCAGACCCGTCCCGGCCCAGCGCCCCCCAGATGGCCTGCCGCGCAGTCGTGTCACTCCAGGCCGTACCGCCGGCTGAAATCGACAGTGACCCCCGCAGACCGTCGGCCAGTGTGCGCCCGCCCGTGTCCACCCGCAGCTGCCCGCGCACGTACACGTTGTTGTTCAGGTAGATACCGCTGGCGTCCACTCCAAACGGCACATGGTTGAGGTTGGGCGAGTTGGTCAACCCGCCGGAATACGTGGGCGACACAATGGCGAACTTGTCCGCGCTGATGATGAACGCGGAAGATGGCGCCCCGTTGACCTCCTGCGCCGCCAGGCCAAACCCCGCCAGCGCGCCACCGGCTTGAATTTTCAGGGTGTACTGCCCGCGAAGCCCGTTGGTGAACGAGGCTTGCGTGGTCAGCTCCTGCTCCAGCTGGACCCGCCCCGCAGAGCCGTCCTGGTAGTACCGCCCCAGACTCACCTCCAGCTGCGTCACCTGCGTGGCCGTGGCGCTCTGCTGGTTGACGTAGGTCGCTTGCAGCTCCCGGATGCCCGCCGAGTTGTCGCCCAGCGCTGCGGTGATCTCCGTGACGGCCCGCGCCAGCGATCGGCTGGTGTCCTGAATCAGCAGCTCCGTGCGCTGAATGCCCGCCCCGCGCTTTGCAGCCTCGTCGGCGATGCTGCGCAACAGAACATCACGCAACTCGCTGGACAGGTGGTCGAACCGGCTCGGATCATCCAGGCGCTTGATCAGGTCTTTGTACAGTCGCGTCTCGCGCAGCGCCGCCACGAACTTGTCGATGGCAACCCGCGCCTCCAGCTTGCCGCCCAGCGCCACCACCACCTCCCCCGGCTCCGGCGGTCGCCCACTGCTCTCCACAATGTCTGAAATGCCCGCGGTGGCGGCCTCCAGCTCGCGCAGCGTCACCGCCCGCTCCTGTGGGTTGCCCCGTGCGCCCTCGCGCACCTCCAGCCGCTCCGCCACCTTTTGCGCCCAGGAGGCCATGGCCCTCGGGTCCGTGGGTATGAACGTCGGTAGCGCGGGCAGCTGCGCCCGGCCCGTGTCGCGTCTTGTGGTCATACCTGTTGCAGCTCCGCCGTTGAACTCGCCAGCACCACCTGCGTGACCCCGCTGCGAGACTCAACCTCCACCTCATGCTCCACCCAGCGCCCCGGCGGCAGTCGTTGCGGGCGCGTGTCCGTCACCGTCGCCGTGTGCCGCAGCACCCCGTCACCATACCAGCGCACCGTGACCGGATCGGCCGGCGTCTGGTCGCCATACACCTGCACCCAGGCCAGCGCGACGTAAGCCGGAAACACCTGGCGGCCCGAGCGCCACACTGCCGTGCGCCGGGTTGCGCCGCCGAAAGCGTCCGTCACAGCCCCCACGTTGGCCACGAACAGGGTGTCGCTGAACTTGTCCACCAGGGTGGTGCGCGCTGTGAGGCTACTGCGCCCCAGCTTCTTGGTAGCGAAGTCGAACGCCACACTCCCAGGCGCCCCGTTGTTGTAGAAAATGTGGCACACCCCCTCATGCACCGCGAACTCCATCGACGCCGGGTTCAGCCTCTGCCAGTCCTCGCGCGTGTAGAGACCCTGCGTCAGCAGCTGCACGCCACCAGGGGTCGCCGCGCATATCCCGTCGGGCGAGGCGTACAACACCCCGCCGGGGATCGACACGATAGAACGCTGCGACACGCATGCCTGGCTACCGTCGAGCTTCTGCGCCGACACCGAAGCCGAGTCGGACCCACTCACAAAGTACGGGTTCCCAGTGGTACCCACGAACAGTGTGGTGTCAAAAACCCCCAGGCCCACGATCGGGTGCTCCGTGGTCACCTGAAACTCCACCGGCCAGGCGTAGGGGACGTAGGGCACGCAAAAAGCCACCGTGTTGTCCACGAAACCCGCCATCATGCCGTTGGGCATGCCGACCAGGCCCCGCAAAAACGGGTTGGTTCCCGCCGCCGGCTTGGGCCACCCCTCGGCCTGCGCGTCCATGCGGTACGGCGGCTCGCTCCAGGTCACCGACGGGCAAATCTCCCCCAGCTCCGCGCCCGGTCGCTCGTCCGTGTAGCTGGCCGTGGCCACCAGCATCTCGTCCACAAACTGAAACTCCGCCGACTGCGACCCCGTGTTGCTGCGGTACAGGCGCCACTTCACGATGTGGCGCTGCTCGTAGCTCTCCCCCGTGGTCAGCGCCGGGCGCGTCACCGTGCAGGTGTCGTTCTGATCCGGCTCCAGCAAGTCGCTGGGAGCGGATGGCGCGGATTCCTCGCCCCAGTCGGTCACAAACGTCACCACATAAAACCGGGTGTCCACCAGGCGCTCCGCCGTGTCGCCCACAAACTCGCCCACCCCGCCCGCGATGGAAAGCGCGCCCGACACAAAGCTCTCGTCCAGGGTCGCAGTGTTCCACCGCTCGTTGCTCAGGGTCTCGATGCGCTGCGTCAGCGTGGCGGCTTTTTCGCGCAGCGTGTTCACCAGCTCCAGCAGGCCCGCCTCGCCGGCCTGTGCCTTGGAAACGGCCGCGTCGTAGGTCTCCTTCGCCGTTCGGTAGGTCGCCATCCGCTCGTCGTAGTCCACCCACTGACTGGCGCGCCCCGTGTCGTCATCGCCATAACTCTGGTACTCAGGCTCCGTGGGCCGGGTCGGCTCCGTGGGCCGGGTCAACTCATCCGCTGCCGCGGCCCTGCGAAGAATGTCCGCCAGCTCCTTGACGGTCGCGTCCAGCTCGTTGCGCTGGGTCTTGGCGAAACTGTCGGGGGCCAGGTACTTCTCGATGGTGGCCACCATGTCCGCAATCTGGGCGTCCGTCAGCAGCTGCCCGCCGGCTGTGGAGGTGCCATCCTCATCGCGCGAGCCCGCGGGCTTCTCCAGCAGCCGGAGTTTGTTGCTCAGGGCGGTGGGGTTGACGCCCCGTATGTTGGGCAAGGCGGTGAAGTAAAACCCTGATCTCCCCTGTTCTCGTGGGCCGCGCAAGGTCGGGTTTACCGGGACGGCGTACAGCTCCCAGAAGCGCCCATCGTTGAGGGCCGCGTAAGCGAGGCCGTGCAGACTGTAAGGGCCGCCCCTGGGTACGTCGCCCGCGTAACGCCCGTGCGGCTCCTCGGTGGCAAACGGCGACTCCGCGATGGCCTTGCGGATCGCCTCGGCGGCTTCGCCATACAGAAACGTGTTCGCCTCCTCAGAGGTCAGTTCGTCCGACACGCCGACCGTCGCCACGGGTTTGACCGGTGGCGGTACACCCAGCCTGCGATCTGCGCCAAGCACATCAATGGCGCGCGGCGGGGTGGAGCCATCGTCCTCAGTAAAGTACGTCCGCTCGGTGCGCTCGTCATTGATCTGCCCCTTCACATAACTGCGCCGGGTGTTGGAAAACAGCCAGCCGGTGGTCGGGTCTGTGTTGAACTCGCCGTCAGCCCGGCGCATGAAACGGTGCAGCGTCTGGGTGGTCTGCGCGCACGCTGCCACATTGAGCGGCTGCGCCAGCGGGCGAAACTCTGGGGTCAGCAGGTACAGGTCAGTGTTCACCTGCGCCGCGTTGGCCCCCAGGGCGCGCGGGGAGCTTGACGGCAGTTCCCCGCCGAAGTTCTCAATCTTGATCGCGGCCATTGGCTGCCTCCCTCACTTGGTTGTAGGCGTCCACGCACTGCTGGAGGGCGGCTTGAGTCCGGGCTGCGTCGGCAGCGAACCCCGCAAGAAACTCGCCATCTCGTCGAGAAAGCTGCGCTCCGGTGCATCCAACACCATGGCTGGCGGCTTCGGGCGCACCTGGATCACCTGCACGGGCTTCGGGGCGGTCGCGCAAGCTGTCAACAAGAGCAGCGTGCTCAGTGCGAATACGGCGTACTTCATGGCGTGCCTTGGTTTGGGTTGCTTCAATCTGTGCGTACAGCGCATCCTGCATCTTCTTGGCCTGCATCAGCGTCTCGGTGGTGGCTTGCGCCCGCGTGGCGGCGTCCCGGTCCCAGGCAGCCTGCACCTTCTCAGCGCCCGCCTCATGCCCCGCGCGGTAGGTATATCCGGCCAGCAGCGCCAGCAGCGCGAAGCCCGCGACGTGGGGGGCGAACCGCAGGAGCGCCGTCATTGCGCGTCCTTTTGCCACTTGTCATCCACCGATGCCCAGCCGATGTAGCTGGCCACCACGCCGGTGACGAACACATAAAACGCCCCGGCCACGCTGCCAAGCTGATCCGAGTCAGACCACAGCAGCAGCAGCGGGAAAAGCAGCCCAGCGACCAGTGCCAGCCACGCCATGCGGCGGCGGTTTTTCCAGCGGTCGGGGGTCATGCGGTCATCAGGTCGGCGATGCGCCGCGCCCAGCCTCGTGAGAATGACGGCCACACTTTGAGGTTGGTCATGAAACGCAGCCGCTCTGCCAGCATGCGGCGCAGCGCGGCATCGGGCGGCGCGGCGCGGGCCAGTGCAATCGTCTGCGGCCCCATGCGGCCGTCATCAGTGGCACCGATAGCCCGTTGCAGCCACTTGATCGACTGCCCGTTGCCACTGTTGACGGCACCGTCAAACACCGCGTAACGGATGGCGGGCGGCAGGTCATCGGCGCGGATCGCGTCCCAATACTCTTTGCGGTACACCTGGCGGGCAAAACTCACCGGCATGGCCCGCATGTCGCCGGTGTAGCCGCTGGCGCGGGCCACGGCCACGGTCACACCGAAGTTGGTTTCGCCGCCCGGGTCAGACGGATGATCGACAAAACCGCCTTCGTGTCCGAGCAGCTGGTCGAATGCAGCGTCGAAGTTCATGGCACCACCTTTCGGGTTTCGGTGCGATCCAGCCGATCAGCCAGGCGCTCCACTTGCCGATCCAGCCGCAGCAGAACCGCCTTGAGTTCGTTGCTCGAATCCAGCGCGCGGGCATCTTGCGCGGTGTCGATAGCGCTTTGCGTGTGGCGGCGTTCTTCCAACACCACAATGCGCTTGTCGAGCGTGGCCCATGCGCCAAAACCGGCGAGGATGAAGCCGACAAACGTGATGATGTGCCCGAGGTTGATCGTGGCATCGAACTTGATGCGGTGCGGTGGTGGGCGGTCGGGTGTCACAGGTAATGCTCCGGGAGTTGAATTCGTCGGCGCTCGGCTTGGTAGGCGTGGCGGCAGTGGTCGCGCTCGAAGGGCCGGAACAGCCCATCGACCACCGGGCGAAACCAGCGCCCCTGCCACTTGCCCGCCAGCTCAAGCCGCCAAGCTGCCGCGCTGATCGTTTCGTCTGGCGAGCCGTGGCCCAGCGTGAGCAGCACCCACAGAAGCTGATCGAGCGCCAGCAGCAGGTTCAGCAAGCGCCGCATCACAGCGCAGCCGCCGCCACAAACAACGCGTCGATCTGCGCCTCGGTCATGCCCAGCGCGGTCGCCATCGCGGGCACAAGGCCCGAGCTGCGCTGCACCACAGCCGCGTATTCCCATTCGATGGATGCTGCCTCTTTGGTCGGGCTGGGCAGGCTGGCAATGGCGGCATCAACCCCGCTGAGCAGACCCGCGCCCAGCAGGGCCAGGCGGGCCTGACGCATGGTGACTTCTTGCGGAATGCTCCGCTCGTATTCCCACTGCGTATGGAGCTCCGGGTTGCTCACCCACTCGCCTTGCCACACCGGGCTCGGCATATCGGCAGGCGGGTCGCTGGGCGCGGTGGTGGTGCCGTTGTTGTCGGGGATGCCGTAGCGGTTGATGATGCGCATCATGCGTACCTCACGAATTGAAAGAGGCCACCGAGCGTGCCGGAGGTGCCCCATGAGAATTCAGGAACAGGAAATGATCCGTCGATACTGGCTGCGATGGTGCTGCCTTGGGCAATCGCCACGAACACGCCATTGCCGAAGGTGACGGATTGCCAACTGGCAGATACAGGAAACGTGCGCTGTGTCCAAGTAATACCGTCTGGGCTGGTGGCTGCGATGGTGCCGCCGATGCTGACCGCCACGAACACGCCATTGCCGAAGGTGACGGATTGCCAACTGGCAGCCGCTGGCAACGTCCGCTGTGTCCAAGTAATACCGTCTGGGCTGGTGGCTGCGATGGTGCCGCCGAACGCAACCGCCACGAACACTCCATTGCCGAAGGTGACGGATTGCCAAGTGGCAGATACAGGAAACGTGCGCTGTGTCCAAGTAATACCGTCTGGGCTGGTGGCTGCGATGGTGC